TCGACCATCATCGACGGCTATGTGGCCGCCAAGTACGCCCTGCCGCTCCAGACGACCCCCGCCCTCCTGATCGACCTCTGCGCCGACATCGCGCGGTATCGGCTCTATGCCGACAGGGTCACCGAGCTGGTGACCGATCGCTACAAGCAGGCGCTGGCCACCCTCAAGCTGATCGCCGAAGGCAAGATCAAGATCGACACGGCGGCGATCGAGCCGGAGTCGCGGCCCTCGGTCATCGTCACCCAGAGCAACGAGCGGCTATTCACCCGCCGCTCCCTACGGGGGCTCTGATGACCGGCGTCAAGATGACCCTGACCGAGCCGGGGCTGGCCGACGTCGAGAAGCGCCTGGCGGACCTGGTCGCGGTCATGCCGCGCCCGCGCAAGCTGATGAACAACATCGGCGCGGTGCTGGAGGCCAGCACCAAGAAGCGTTTCCGCACCAACATCGCCCCGGACGGCACGTCCTGGAAGCCGTCGATCCGCGCGCGCCTCAAGGGCGGCCGAACCCTGTTCCAGCACGGCCATCTGCGCGACTCGATCACCCACGACGCCGAGGACCAGCGCGTCGAGATCGGCTCGAACCTGATCTATGCCGCCATCCACCAGCTGGGCGGCGTGATCCGCGCCAAGGCCGGCGGCGTGCTGACCTTCAACATCCCGGGCATCGGCTGGCGGCGCGTCGCCAGCGTGGCGATCCCGGCGCGGCCCTACCTCGGCGTCTCCGAGGACGACCGGCTGGAGATCCTCGATCAGGGCGACCGGTTCGTGCGCCAGATGCTGGCATGATCGGCCTGGTGGAAAACGCCATGCTGGCGCGGATCAAGGCGGCCACCCAGGTCGAGGCGGTCCCTTACGCCTACCGCACCCTTGAGACCTGGCCGGCCCGCTTCGACCACTATCTGGAGAGCCAGGTCGTGCAGTATCCCGCCGCCTGGACCGCGTTCGGCGGGGCGCACAAGGTCGAGCGTCTGGCGCGCGGACGCTGGCGCGCCCATTGCGTGTTCGGCCTGGTGGTCGCGGCCAAGAACCTGCGCAACGAAGAGTCCCAGCGCCACGGCGGATCGGACGCCGAGCCGGGCTCCTATCAACTGGCTGTCGACGCGGTGCGGCTGCTGTCCGGCCAGTCGCTAGGCCTGGATATCGACGCTCTGGAGCCGACCTCGATCCTGCCGCTGGACGTCTCCGACCTGCCGAAGTTGAGCCAGACGTCGCTCTACGCGGTCAGCTTCGACACCGGGCTTTATTTCGACACCGCGCCCAGCGTCGGCGATCTGAACGACTTCGTCACCTTCCACGCCGACTGGGACCCCGCGCCTTACGGCAGCGTCGATCGAGACGATCTGCCAGCGCCGGAAGGCCCGGGCCGCGTCTTCGACACCGTCACGCTGAAGCAGGATTCATGACCCAGGACGTCCGCACCATCCGCCCGGCCGCCGATCGCCGCGTGCGCCATCCGCTGACCCATAAGCTGCTGGCCGAGGCCGGCGAGGCAGTGGGCTGGAACAGCTATTGGGAGCGGCTGCGCCAAGCCGGCGACGTCGTCGTCGTTGAGCCCGACGCGCCAGCCGCCAAGCCGGCGGTCAAGCCGGTCGCGGCGCCCGCAAATCCCGATTCCGAAAAGGTGACCTGACCCCATGAGCATCACCTTCGACTCGATCCCGGTCGGCATCTACACGCCGGGCTCCTTCGTGGAGTTCTCCAGCGTTCGCAATTCGTCGGGCCTGGCGCCCTGGGCGCGGCGCATCCTGATCCTCGGCCAGATGACGGCGGGGGCGCCCGCCGCGCCGGCGACGCTGCTGCCGATCAACACCGACCTGGATGGCCAGCCGCTGTTCGGGCGCGGCTCCATGCTCGACCGCGAGATTCAGGCGGTGTTCGACGTCAATTCGACGACCGAGACCTGGGCCATGGCCGTCGCCGACAATGGCGCGGGCGTGGCGGCGACCTATGCGACCACCATCACCAGCGGCCCCACCGCCGCCGGGACGTTGGCCTTCTATGTCGCCGGTCAATCGGTTCCCGTCGCCGTGACGGCCGGCATGACGCCGACGCAAGTGGCCCTCGCGATCGGCCTGGCGATCAACGCCAACCCTGACCTGCCTGTGCAAAGCGGCGCGGTCGGCGCGGTCGTCACCCATACCGTACGGTGGAAGGGACTGACCGGAAACGGCCTCGACTTCCGCATCAACTATGAGTCCGGCGACGTGACGCCGGCCGGGTTGACGCTGACCACCATCGCCGTGACAGCCGGCGCGGGGGACCCCGACCTTACCGCCGCGATCGCCGCCATGGGCGACCAGCAATGGCACACGATCGTCTGCCCCTGGTCGAGCAGCGCGGCCCTGACCGCCCTGATCGCCGAGCTGACCACTCGCGCCGATGGCCTGCATCAGATCGAAGGCCAAGCCTTCAGCGCCGCCACCGGCAGCCAGGGTTCGCTCGCCACCCTCGGCGAGTCGGTCAACAGCCAGTACCTGTCGATCGCCGAATGCGTCGGCCCGACGCCGGTCTGGGAGCGTGCCGCCCGCGAGGCTGGGGCCATCGACTTCCAGCTGGGAATCGATCCCGCGCGGCCGTTGCAGACCGTGCCGCTGACCGGCGACAACGCGCCCAACCCCAGCGAGCGCTTCACCCGCGCCCAGCGCGACGCCCTGCTGCATGACGGCATCTCGACCCACACGGTGGACGCCGGCGGCAATGTGCTGCTGGAGCGGCCGATCACCACCTACCGGCTGAACGCCGCCGGCTTCCCGGACGCCTCCTATCTGGACGTGACCACGGTCGCGACCCAGGGCTATCTGCGCTACACCCTGCGCGCCCGGATCGCGCAGAAGTACCCGCGCCACAAGCTGGCCGATGACGGCATCGCCATCGCGCCGGGCCAGCCGATCGTCACGCCCAAGACCCTGTCGGCCGAGCTGCTCGCGCTCGCCCGCGAGTGGGAAGCGGCCGGCCTGGTCGAGAACGTGGACGAGTTCAAGAGCCTGCTGGTGGTCCAGCGCAACACCACCGACCGCAGCCGCGTGGACGCCGTGATCCCGCCCGACATCGTCAGCGGCCTGCGCGTCTTCGCCGGCCAAATCCAGTTCGCGCTGTAGGAGGGCGCTGATCCATGGCCAAGATTCTCGGCTTCGCGGACGTGATCGTCGACGGCGTCACCCTGCTTTCCGGTCAGGATGCGACCCTCGACACCGGCGGCGTCAAGCGCACGCCGGTCGTCGGCAACAAGGTCCACGGCTACCGCGAGGAGATCATGCCGGCGGTGGTCGAGGTCAGCGTCTCGATCGACGCCAGCTATTCGGCCGACGCGCTCAACAACGTCACCAACGCCACGGTCAACTTCGTCGCCGACACCGGTCAGACCTGGATGGTGGCCGGGGCCTGGAACAGCGATCCGGCCAAGATCACTGCCAAGGACGGCACCGCCAAGCACACCTTCACCGGCCAGCCGGCCGAGGAGATTCTGTCGTGAGCGACGTCTACGAGCTGATCCATCCGGTCACCTTCAAGAGGCGCGTCGCCGGCGCCGTCGAGCCTGTCGAAGAGCTGATCTCATCGGTCGAGATTCGCCGCGTCAACGGCTCGGACATGCGCTGGCTCGAGGACATGCAGGGCAGGAAGGGCGCGACGCTCGGGCTGCTGGGGCGGTTGACGGGCCTGACGCCGACGCAGGTCGATCTGTTCGACGCCGAGGATATCGCCGGCATGGCGGAGGTGATCGAGGGTTTTTTGCCCAATTCCCTGGGGACTGGGCGGACGTCCTCGGGGACCTAGCGGCCGCTTTTCACTTCCCGCCGGACGCCCTGCTCGCGCTGGACCGGGACGAGATGTTGATGTGGCACGATCAGGCGCGGCGTATCCATGAAGGATCTGAAACTTAGTCTGATCATCGAGGCCCTCGACCGGGCCACGGCGCCGCTGCGCAAGGTGGCCGGCGCGCTTGAGGGGATCGAAAAGCGCGCCGAGAAGGTCCATGCGGTGTTCCACAAGCTGGGCGCCGCGGAGCTGATCGGGGGCGCCTTCTTCACCGGCGCTGTCGTCGAAGGCGCGCGGGCGATCTTCGAGCTGACCAAACGAACGGCCGAATATGGTGTCGAGGCGCGACACGCGGCCGACAAGTCGGCGATGTCGATCGAGGAAATCCAGAAGCTGCAATTCGCGGCCAAGATGCTCGACGTCGACTCCGATTCCCTTGGCGAGACCATGTTCCGGTTCAACCAGCATGTCGTGTCCGCCGCGTTGGGGTCGAAGCGGGAGGAGCGCGCGCTGCGCGCCATGGGCGTCCAGATCAAGGATACCCACGGCCAGCTTAAGCCCCTCTATGAGCTGTTCCTGGAGTTCAGCGACGCCTTCTCCAAGATGGATCCTCGCAAGGCCAACTTCGCGGCCTTCACCATGCTCGGCCGAGGCGGCGTTCAATCGATCCCGCTGCTGAAGCAGGGAAGCGCGGCCTTGTTGGCCTTCGGCAAGGAGGCCGAGGAACTGGGCGTCATCATGGACGATGACACCGCGGATAAGGCCGAAGGCTTCCTACAACACATGAAGCTGGTCGGCTTCGCGATCGATGGTCTGAAGACGCGCCTCGGCATACAGCTCATGCCCGCGATGGACGCGTTCCTGGTCAAACTCAAGGACGTCATCGTTCACCTACAGCCTACGGCGATCAAGGGCTTCAGCGATGCGCTCGGGCAGTTGCTCGCTCAGCTCCCCGCGATTCTTACGCTGTTCACCCAATTCATCCAGGCCGTCGCCAATGCTGTGCCCACCGTCGTCAAATTCACCAACAGCGTCGGCGGCGTGAACGGTGTCATGAAGATTTTCGTGGGGATTTTAGCGACGCAGGCCCTCGTGGCTCTGGGGCAGTTCATCTTTATGATCGCTTCAGGCGGGGCCAGTTTGGTCCGGTTCATTGGTCTAATGACCTCGCTGATCGAACTTAGCGCGGGCGTCAGAACCTTCGCGGGCGCCATGTTGCTCCTCGATCTCGCGATGGAAGCAAATCCAATCGGTGTGGTCGTCCTTGCGGTTACGGCGCTTATCGCTGCGATCGCGGCGGTCGGCGTAGGGGTCTATCTGATCTACAAGAACTGGAGCGGAATCACGGCTTGGTTCAAAGGCGTCTGGGACACGGTTGAGAAGGTGTTCGCGGACGGCTGGAAGCGCATCTCGGACATGACGCCCGACTGGCTGAGGGCCTTTCTGAAGCTCAACACCATGGGTTTCTCCATCGTCGGCCAGGGGATCGGCGCGGCGGTCGGCGCCGTGCCGCATGGCGCGCCGGCCAAGCCCGCTGGTCACGCGCGCACGGACATACACCTTCACGTCACCTCGGACGGCGTCCAGGTGAAAAAACTCACCTCGTCGGACCCGAGCGCGTCGCTGACGATCCACCGCGGCGTGCTGCCGGCGTGACGCGATGACCTGGAAAGACCGCATGCTGCCGGGCTCCTTTCGAGGCGCGCCCTTCTTCATCGCCGAGGATCAGACGACCTTCGGCCGGCGCAACGCGGTCCACGAATATCCTGGCCGCGACACCCCGTGGTCGCAGGACCTCGGCCGCGCGGCGCGCACCTGGACGGTGGTCTGCCTGGTGGTCGGCGACGACTACGACGAGGCGCGCGACGCGCTGATCGCGGCCTGCGAGGCCAAGGGGGCGGGCACGCTGGTGCATCCCTATCTCGGCACGCTCAGCGCGGTCTGCGGAATCGGCACGGTCAGCCAGAGCACCTCGGCCGGCGGCCAGGCGACGTTCTCGATCCCGTTCACCGAATCCGGAGTCGACCAGACGCCGGTGGCGACGCCGGACACCCAGGGCGCGGCCGTGGCGTCGGCGACATCGCTCCAGGCCGCGTCGGTCACCAGCCTGACCGGCGCCCTGCAAATCGCCAACCAGGCCGCTTTCGTGACCTCGGCCGCCCAGGGCGTTCTCGCCACCGCCCAGACGGCGATCGGCGTGGCGCTGGCGGCCGTTCAGCCGGCGGCCTCGGACCTGTTCGGCGTCCAGCAACTTCTTCAGGGCCTGACCGGCGCCAGCGGCTTGGCCCTGCTCGGCGCGCCCGGCGACCTGGTCGCCCAGATCTACAGCGCCGTGCTCGGGCTGGCCTCGGTCGCCCCCTATGCCGACGACGCTTTGGCCCAATCGACCGCTCTGCTGTCCTTCGGGTCGAGCCTCGCGCCCGTGACGCCGACGACCCCGAACCGCATCGCCCAGGCCGGCAACCAGACGGCCATCGTCCAGCTCGTCCAATGCGCGGCGGCGGCGGCGGCCGTGACCACGGTCAGCCAGATCGACTTTACCTCCTATGACGACGCGGCCGGCATCCGCGACCCGCTGGCCGACCAACTGGATACCCTGGCCACGGCGATCGCCGACACCGGCGACGACGGCCTGGCGGACGCGGTGGACGCCCTGCGCCTGTCGATGATCCGCGACGTGACGGCCCGCGGCGGCTCCCTGGCGCGGCTCTACGCCTACACGCCCGTCACCACCGAGCCGGCCGTGGTGATCGCCCAGCGCCTATATGGCGACGCGACCCGCGCCGACGAGATCGTGGCCCGCAACGCCATTCAGCACCCCGGCTTCGTGCCCGGGGGCCTTGCGCT